CACTTGCAGCTTATGGTCAGATAGTTGATGTGCTGTTTGCTAACAATAAGTTTCCACTTACTGTAGATCCAACTGAGCTACCAGAGGGTGTGGCATCAGATGTAAGCTTTGATCCAAAAGAGCCAGAAGAAATACGAGAAAGATTAAATGACTTAGAAAGTCCTTATGGCTTTGCAGGGGACGGTAAAGATTTACCTGCAGGAGCTACCAAAGAAAGCTTAATGGAAAAGTTAGGACCTTTAGAAGGTAAGTTTGAAGATGTAGATAACTTACGAGAGGGTGTGGGCAAAACACCAACAGCCATAACATTTAGTCCTGCAATGGTTGCTGCAAAGAACATGCAGAAGCAGATACATGATCAGTTGGAAGAGTCAAACGCAAACAAACATCTACGAAGCACAGCATTTGAAATGGCTCTGTTTGGCACAGGTGTGATGAAAGGACCTTTTGCAATCGACAAAGAATACCCTAACTGGGATGATGAAGGAGAGTATTCTCCTGTATTTAAAACAGTACCACAAGTTTCACATGTATCAGTGTGGAACTTCTTCCCTGACCCAGATGCAAACAACATGGATGAAGCGCAGTATGTAATAGAGAGACACAAGATGTCACGATCACAGCTACGTGCATTAAAGAAAAGACCTCACTTTAGAGGACAGATTATTGATGAAGCTATTGCACTAGGTGAAAACTATAACAAAGAATACTGGGAAGACGATCTATCAGACTATTCTCCTGAACATGCTATTGCACGATACGAAGTGCTAGAGTATTGGGGCATGGTAGATACAGAGATGCTGAAAGAGTATGGAGTAGAAATACCTGACGATGTGGCAGATCACGATGAGATACAGGCAAACATCTGGATATGCAACGATAAAGTTCTACGAATGGTGCTTAATCCGTTTAAACCTGCAAAAATACCATACATGGCTGCCCCTTACGAACTTAACCCATATAGCTTTTTTGGTGTAGGTATTGCAGAGAACATGGATGATACGCAGACATTGATGAATGGTTTCATGCGAATGGCCGTTGATAATGCTGTAATGTCTGGTAATCTGTTGATAGAGATAGATGAAACAAATTTAGTACCGGGTCAAGACCTTTCTGTCTATCCGGGAAAAATATTCAGAAGACAGGGCGGCGCTCCGGGTCAAGCAATCTTTGGTACAAAGTTTCCAAATGTAGCCAACGAGAACATGCAACTGTTTGACAAAGCCAGAGTGCTTGCAGACGAAAGTACAGGACTGCCAAGCTTTTCTCACGGACAAACTGGTGTCATGGGAGTAGGACGTACAGCGTCAGGTATATCTATGCTGATGAACGCAGCAAGTGGTGGTATCAAGAATGTTATAAAGAATGTAGACGATTATTTACTTAGACCATTA